TCAACAGTGTCAGATGCTCAGATAGAAAGACTTGAAAAACTGGTGGGGTTTGCTCCTCAGGTTAGAGATGTTTCCCAAAGCATAAGCGGCTTTCAGTCAACTTTCAATGAACTTGACCTAAACTATAGGGAAATAGACAGAACTACTCGATCTCTAGAAAAAATGGCAGAACAGCTGGAAGAAATCAACAATCAATTGCAAGGCGATCAAGGATTTCTTGACAAACTAAATCCTTTTTCTAATAATGATGAACAAACAGCGGGTGATGTTGTTTCGGGCTCTCAGAACGGTAGTTCAGAACAGATTGAAAAATTAAATAGAGTAATGACAGATATTCTAGGCGTGTTAATGGAATCAAATAACATGAACAAGAGACAGCTGAGTGCAACGCGCTCAATGACCGGAAATCTATATAGGTAATTTTTATGTCTTGGCGCAAATATTTCACACCAGTACCAACTGGCAACAACACAGACGGCGCTGTTAGCCCTCTAGGCAGCGGCAGAGGAAATTCGCCTGGACCTGCCAGTTCTAACTATAATTCATATCTGCCAGATGTTTATATTGGTTCGCCCAACAGAGTAGAACGCTACGGCCACTATAACACCATGGATCTTGATTCAGAAGTAAATGCTGCGCTGGATATTCTTGCAGAATTCTGCACTCAGGTCAATGAACAAAACAACACCAGTTTTAGATTTCATTTTAACAAAACAGCTTCTAATTCAGAAATACAGATTCTCAGTCAGTATTTGAAACAGTGGTACAAGCTAAACAAGCTTGAAACGAGAATGTTTAGATTGATTCGCAATGTTTTCAAATACGGAGATGAAGTTTTTATTAGAGACCCAGAAACCAAAAAACTGTACCATGTAGAACCTGCAAAAATTAAAAGAATCATTGTAAACGAATCAGAAGGCAAAACACCTGAACAATACATAGTCAAAGACATCAATTTCAATTTTGTTTCTATGGTTGCTACAACACCTTACGAAACTAACAGCAGTTATCTAGGCGGCGGCTCAGGCTACCTAGAAGGCGGTGTAAGAGGCATGGTAGGCCAATCTCCTTCGCAGTCAGGTTCACGCTTTCAGCTAGAACAAGGAGAGACTGCTGTAGACGCAGACCATGTTCTTCATCTTTCACTGTCTGAAGGCCTAGACAACAACTATCCGTTTGGTAATTCACTGTTAGAAACTATATTCAAAGTTTACAAGCAAAAAGAACTCCTAGAAGATGCTATCATAATTTACAGAGTACAGCGTGCGCCTGAACGTAGGGTATTCTATGTAGATGTTGGAGGTATGCCCAGTCATTTGGCAATGCAGTTTGTTGAGCGAGTAAAAACTGAAATACATCAAAGAAGAATTCCTTCAGCCACGGGAGGCGGCACAAACGTAATTGATTCTGCTTACAATCCGCTTTCTACAAACGAAGACTACTTCTTCCCACAAACAGCAGAAGGTAGAGGATCAAAAGTTGAAACACTGCCAGGCGGCACAAACCTTGGCGAGATAGACGACCTTAGATATTTTACCAACAAACTCGTGCGGGGTCTTCGTATACCTTCTTCTTACCTGCCCACAGGCGCAGAAGACGGTGCTACTTCTTATAACGATGGCAGAGTAGGCACCGCTTACATTCAGGAATTGAGATTTAACACCTACTGTGAAAGGCTGCAAGGCCTGCTTATAGAAGGATTTAACGAAGAATTCAAGCGCTATCTGCTAGACAATGGTGTAAACATTGATACGAATATGTTCGATCTAGAGTTTGAACCGCCTCAGAATTTTGCTTCTTACAGACAGGCCGAACTAGACAACTCTCGTGTGCCAACATTTACTCAGATGTCAGCAATTCCTTATATCTCAAATCGCTTTGCGCTTAAGAGATTCCTTGGGCTAACAGACGAAGAACTTGCAGAAAACGAAAAACTATGGCGCGAAGAAAACGATGAGACGCTTAACGCAGAACCTACTGATGCAGCAGCAGAAATGCGAGGTGCTGGAATTTCGTCAGCAGGTATAGCAGGCGACGAAGCTGGCCTTGAAGATGAATTAGACACAGGCGAAACAGAAGAAGGCGCAGACGACACAGCACCAGAAACTGCAACTGACACAGGACTAGGCGGAGAACAAGGCGCAGCACCTCCAGAAGGCGGAGCACCGTCTCCTTAATAAATACTCGTATGAATTTGAGAGAAATCTTTTACTTTGATCGTCAGACTGTAGAACCTCATCAGGACGACAGATATGATCCTGTATACGACGACTCAGTTGTAGATCTTGACGATACACGAAAGACAAGATTGACTCTTAGACAAATCAACAGAGCAAGAAAATCCGCAGAGCTTCATACTCAAGAAAAAGACAAAGAACTTACCTTTGTTAGGTCAATGTATGGCGCTGACGCACAAGCAGAGGCCGAAGGTGGTCTCTAAATGTCTAAAATCGACAAGTCTCGTTACACTAAATCAGAGTGGAAACAGATTCGAGAACAGCGTCGACTAGCAAAACAACAACCTGTCCCGCAGACTGTACCAACTACAACTACTTCTTATACAGATAATCATACAACTGCTTTTGTACTAGGCAACGGCGTAAGCAGAAAAGGTATAGACATTGACAATCTCAAAACGATTGGCAAAGTATATGCTTGTAACGCTGTCTACAGAAAGCACGAGCCAGATTATCTAATTGCAGTTGACGTAAAAATGGTAAACGAGATTGCAAAATCTGGATATCAGCACACGCACGAAGTATGGACGAATCCTAACAGAAGTTTTTCTAAATTACATAATCTCAATTTTTTTCATCCTTCGAAAGGATGGAGTTCCGGTCCTACAGCATTATGGCTAGCAAGTCAACACGGCTATAAGAAAATCTATATTTTGGGTTTTGATTACAAAGGCATAGATGACGGAAAAAAATTCAATAACATGTATGCCGACACAATGAATTACAAAAAATCAAGAGATTCTGCTACTTTTTTTGGAAATTGGCTTAGACAGACCAAATCTGTAATACAAGAACACCCTACTATCCAGTATCGAAGGATAATAACTGCAGATAATTACTGTCCTGAAGAACTAAATAGATTTGACAATTTTAAAACTGTGTTTCGAGAAGATTTTGAAAAAATCTTCGACTTAAAGTAAATTCTCACCAAAATGGCTCGTTTTGAGCCTGAATCTCCACGGTTTTTGTGCTTATTTGTAAATAATACTGACAGCCTAGCCTTAGGTACGACAATTTACAGGAGATACAAATGGCCAACCAGAACAAGTTTGAAGAAATGCTAGAGCGCCTTGTCAATGAAGACAAGCAAGGTGCCGAAGATCTTTTCCACGAAATTGTGGTAGAGAAATCAAGAGAAATATACGAAAACCTTCTCGAAAGCGACTACGACGAAGAAATAGAAGAAGGTGATACGAAAGTCAAAATGCATCGTAAAGCAGAGAGAGAGGATCGAGAAGAATTTATTGCTGATGCAGGCGAGATGGGCATGTCAGCCGAAGAAGCTGGCGAATTCTGGGACACTACAAATGGCGAAACAGAAAGCTACAAAAAGAAGAAGAAGAAAGACGACGACGAAATGTCAGAAGACTTTGATCTAGACGAGTTTGAAGTTGAAGGCGGCATGAACATGATGGCGCAGGATGAAGATCCTACAGACGATCCAATGGCAATGGGCGGCGACAAAACCGACGACCTTGAAATGGATGTTGACATGGACAGCGACGAAGGTGAAATGGACGGTGAAGACGGCGAAGTAGAAGACCGTGTTGAAGACCTTGAAGACGCACTAGACGATCTCAAAGCTGAATTTGAAAAAATGATGGCTGACGAGAACGGTGAAGATAGCGACAACGAAGAAGGCGACATGGATGACATGGAAGAGCCAGAAGGCGACGACGAAGAAGGCGACATGGATGACATGGAAGAGCCAGAAGGCGACGACGAAGAAAAAGAAGCGTTTGACCCAACAGACCAAGTTGCAACAATGCGTGAGTACGTAGAAAAAGTAACTGCAAAGATGGGCGACGACGGCGCTAACAAGCAGAGCACAGTAGCTGGTGCAAACGACATGGGCGGAACTGCTGATAACATTGCTCGTGATGACACAGCAGAAGGCGGTGAAGCTGGCTCTGCAGGCGGTGCAATGAAAGGTTCAAGTCTAAGTGATACTTCACCAAAAGACATGAGTACAGGCAACGTTAATGTTCCAGGCGGCAAGGCTTCTAAGTCAATGAAGAATCAGCCAAAAGGACATGGCGCAGAAAAGAAAGGTTCCGGTGAATCAGGCACAGACGGCAAGTCACCAATCGGATCCAAGTAAGGAAAAAGCGATAGATGAAGACTCTTACAGAACAATTATCCTACGATCAGGCTGAGATTGTTGTAGAGAATGCCAACGAAGGCAAAGACCTTTTTATGAAAGGAATTTGTATTCAAGGAGGAGTGCGCAATGCAAACCAGCGCGTATATCCTGTAAATGAAATTGGCAGGGCTGTCAAAACTCTCAATGATCAAATCAACGAAGGATTTTCCGTTCTGGGAGAAGTAGATCATCCAGAAGGACTTACTGTCAACCTAGATCGTGTAAGCCATATGATAACTCAGGTATGGATGGACGGTAATAATGGTTACGGTAAGATGAAAATTTTGCCAACTCCTATGGGACAACTAGTTCAAACAATGCTGCAAAGCGGAGTAAAACTAGGTGTTTCATCAAGGGGATCAGGCGAAGTAAGCAGCGACGGATCAAACACAGTTTCAGATTTTGAAATCATAACTGTGGATATTGTCGCACAACCAAGTGCTCCAGGGGCTTATCCTACGCCCATTTATGAGCATCTTATGAATGCCCGCGGTGGGTATAAGGCATATGAGTTTGCTCAGGCAACTAAAGAAGACCCTAAGGCACAAAAGTATCTAAAAGAATCGTTGGTTAATATAATCAACAGACTCCAATAACAGGAGAATATATATGTTGGACGCACTAAAAACACTTTTCGAAAACGACGTAGTTTCTGAAGACGTGCGTGCTCAAATTGAAGAAGCTTGGGAAACCAAGATCAAAGAGAATCGTCAGCAGGTAACTGCTGAACTTCGCGAAGAGTTTGCTCAGAAGTATGAACACGACAAGCAAACTATGGTTGAAGCAATTGATTCAATGGTTTCCGAAAAACTTGCAGGTGAGATTCAAGAGTTCACCGAAGATCGCAAGCAGCTAGCAGAAGCAAAAGCAAAGTATGCAGTAAAGATGCGTGAAAACGCCGACTTGCTGAAAACCTTTGTTCAGCAAAAGCTAGCCGAAGAAGTTTCTGAACTCCACAATGACCAAAAAGCAATGGCAGACAAGTTTTCTGCAATTGAAGAATTTGTGGTAGAAGCACTGTCAAAAGAAATTACAGAGTTCTATGAAGACAAGAAAGATCTTGCAGAAACCAAGGTTAAACTTGTGAAAGAAGCAAAATCCAAGTTTGCTGAAGTTCAAAAGAACTTTGTAGAAAGAAGTGCTGGCATGGTATCCGAAGTAGTTGAAACAACTCTTGAAAAAGAAATGGGTCAACTAAAAGAAGATATCGAAGAAGCCAGACAAAACGATTTCGGTCGTAGACTGTTTGAAGCATTTGCAAACGAATACTCTAACAGCTATCTCAATGAGAAATCCGAAACTGCTAAACTAATGAAAGTGCTTGATACCAAGGACAAACAGCTAGCAGAAGCAAAATCAACTGCACTAAAAGCCAAAAAGCTAATCGAAGCCAAAGAAGCTGAGAAGAAACGTTTGGTTGAAGGCGTTGAAAGAGATAAAACCATTAATGATCTAGTTGCTCCTTTGAACAAGGCGCAGAAAGACATTATGACAGATTTACTGGAATCAGTTCAAACGCCAAAGCTTCGTGCTGCGTTTGACAAGTACCTACCGGCAGTAGTTGACGGTAAGACTCCAGCGAAGCAGAAGGCACCGCTTACAGAAGGCAAAGAAATAACAGGCAATCGTGATGAGTCTATCACAAAGACAAAAGCAGACGACGGTAACGTAGTAGATCTACGTCGTCTAGCAGGAATTAACTAAGGAGATATTCAAATGTCAGAACTACTAGAAAGTCGCTGGCAGGACACCAAGAAAGCACTCATGGAAGGCCTCAATGGACAAAAGGCCAAGGTCATGGAAGCTACGCTTGAAAACACACGCAAGTACTTGTCAGAAAGTGCTACAGCGGGTGCTACTTCTGCCGGTAATGTCGCAACTCTAAACAGAGTTATTCTTCCAGTTATTAGACGTGTAATGCCAACCGTTATTGCTAACGAATTGGTAGGTGTACAGCCTATGACTGGACCAGTTGGTCAGATCCACACACTGCGTGTTCGTTATTCGGACAGCACAAGTGGTGGCGCTACTAACACAACAGCCGGTGAAGAAGCACTTTCACCATTCAAGATTGCTGAAGCCTATTCTGGCAACGACAGTGACCCAGCAGGCGCTGCTGCTTCCTCTAGCCTAGAAGGCACAGCAGGTAACAGACTGTCAATTCAGATCTTGAAACAGACTGTTGAAGCCAAGACTCGTAAGCTCAGCGCACGCTGGACATTCGAATCTGCTCAAGATGCTCAGGCACAGCATGGCATCGACGTTGAAGCAGAAGTCATGGCTGCTCTTGCTCAGGAAATTACCGCTGAAATCGATCAGGAAGTTCTTGCTTCCCTCGACAACCTAGCAGGTACTGCTTCTGAGACATACGACCAAAGCGCAGTATCAGGTACTGCTACTTTCGTTGGTGACGAACACGCTGCTCTAGCTGTTCAGATCAACAGAGTAAGCAACTTGATTGCTCAGCGTACACGTCGTGGCGCAGGTAACTGGGCTGTGGTTTCACCATTTGCTCTTACAATCCTGCAGAGCGCAACAACTTCAGCATTTGCTCGTACCACAGAAGGTACATTCGAAGCACCAACCAACACTAAAATGGTAGGTACTTTGAACAACGCAATGAAGGTGTACGTCAACACTTATGCTAACGACAGTTCAGCTGTTCTAGTTGGTTATAAGGGTTCGAGCGAGAGTGATGCGGCAGCATTCTACTGCCCATATATTCCGCTAATGAGCTCAGGTGTTGTATTGGATCCAAGCACATTCGAGCCAGTCGTTTCATTTATGACACGTTATGGCTACGTTGAGCTATCTAATACTGCCAGTTCGTTAGGCAACGCCGCTGATTACCTCGGTAAGGTTGCTATTACTAACGGCCAAGTTAGCTTTAGCTAAGATAGAATATATTTTTTATATTCGGATAGGGCCTTCGGGCCCTATTTTTTTGACTGTAATAAATAATACATCAATAAAGGACAGCTGATGTTTCTTTCTGTAGAACAAACTGTGTCACAGACTCTTCCTCGATCGGTTGTGGATTCTGCAGACGAAATAACAATCACGCACCTGCCAAATCACTCTTTATATAAAAGCATTACGACTGTCCGACAAATTCAAGAAACCAATCCCAATGCAAAGATAGTGCCTCATATTGCTGCGAGAAATCTTCATTCCGATAGAGAATTAATAGAAACTTGCCAACAGTTTAAAAGAGAAGGTGTAGAAACTGTTTTAGTAATCGGCGGAAACCTAAAACAAGGTCGCTATTATCAATCTGTATATGAACTGTGTAGAACAATAAAGGATCTAGAGTTAAAACAGATGTGCGGAGTATACCCTCAGCAGGAGAGTTATGAATTTGTAAAAGCAAAAAAATATTCTAGTTTCTCAGGCGGTATAACTCAGTTCTGTCTTAACACAAAACTATTAAATGAATTTCATACTCACACCAGAATAGGCGTACCCAGCATGTGTTCTGTGTCAGATTTGTACAGATACATGAAACGCTGTGGCGTGCTTACAAGCTTCAAGACTGCTCTGTCTAATTTTAAAGGTATCAGATACGCAAACCAAAAAGGATTCAACACAGCAAGATTTGTGTCTCGTATTAACAACTCTAATTTTCACGTATACAACTTTGGCAAAATTCAAGAAACAGTTACAAAATTGCGTGAACTGGAATGATTGATAAATACTTTGTCTATAAGTGTGCCGCAAGGCGGACTTATGCTGTACCCGCAGCGTAGCGGCTAGAACCCGCATCGGACTTCTAACTAAGGAGAAAACAAATGGGACGCCCAATTAACAAAAGATATCTAGGTACATTAGCCTCTACAGATGGCGGAACAATGCCAGAAGGCGATGACGCATTCAACCTCACAGCAATTGTTAAGGTAGCAACAAATTCTGTATCAGAATCAGGTTTCGTCTTACGCCAAAGAGCAGAAACCCGCTTCAAAGTCAGCGATGGAAGCAACGAAGGTGTTTGCGAACTGGTTGACAAAGACGTACCAGGCGACAACGAAATGGTGCTTAAAGGCTATATTAACGGTTCTGGTGACGGTGTTAACATTCGTAAACTGCACAATCGCACCATGATTGACTTTGATAACAATCGTTATACTTGGGAAATCCAAGACGATTCTTCACAAACGTTGCTAGTATTAACTGCAATATAATGTATAGGGAGATTTTTCTCCCTTGCTTTTAGGATTTTTCAATGACCAAAGTTTTAAAGTCATATACTTCCGATTATAAAATTGCTGTAAAAGACGAAGGCACTATCACGCTTGACACTGGCAACGGTATCGGCACGGTTGTTGTTACTGGAGATCTTGAAGTTCAAGGCGATACTACTACAGTAAATACTACTAATCTTGAAATCGAAGACAACACAATTGTTCTAAATAGGAACGATGACAGCACTGCTGGAGTAACTCTTGGAACTTCAGGAATAGAAATAGACAGGGGCAGTTTGCCTAATGCTAGGTGGGTATTTGATGAAAGCGTAACTTGGACATTGGGAGGCCTGTCAGGTCAGGGCACTTTCTATGCGGAAGAAGGCAAGAACGGCCAAAAACTTCCTATTAACACACCTGGCATAGTAGCACAGGGTGATTTTTATGTAACGACAGGTAATGGTGTTATATCTGTTACCAATACTGCTAATTACGAAGAAAAAATCTTTAATTACGAGAATGGTTTTATACAGCCAAGTTCTAATGGATTGCTTGTTATAGACGATGATAATATTCCAAATACCAAAGCTGTAAAGGACTACGTAGATTTTACTTTTACTAACAGAGCACCTGTGTTTATTTCAGAAGGCAACACAAGAGTAGAAACTGTTGACGAAAATCATCCACTACTGGATATTCAACTTGTAGAAACTTCCAACAATCAGGTAGTAATTCAGACAACGGGCCAGCACGGATTTACAGAGTTTGATACTGTTGACATCTCAGGTATAGCAGCAAACGGAGACCTTATTGAAAATTTGAATGGCACTAATATTGCCATTCTTGAAGTAATAAATGCAAATCTTGTAAGACTGGATGCAAATATTCCTAACGGCGATGCTACTAACTATATCGAAAATTCAGGAACTATATCAAAAACTGGTTATCAAGAATCTAGAGTAAAAATTGATGTTGAAGGCGTGAATATAGCAGACTTTTATAATAATCGATTCAACATCGACGGCATTGAAATTACAAATACAACAATTCAAACAACTGCTAGCAATGAAGATCTTGTTCTTAAAGCACCCGGTGTTGGGTCGGTTCGCGTAGACGACATACTTGAAATACCAGCAATCCCATACGATGACGATGTATCAACAGTAGACCCTCTGTCTCCAGAAATAGGTGTAAAATTATATTCTAAACCCGCAGGAACAGGTAAAGTGGGTTTGTATTATGTGAATAGCAACAGTGTTCAAGACGAATTTATCAGTAAAAATAGATCTTTACTGTTTTCAATGTTATTTTAGGAAAAACAATGGCAATAAAGAATTTACAATTAACTACTACACAGCTTGATTTTATCCAAGTGCCTCAAGAAAAAAGCTGGGCAATTACCAATATTCTAGTATGTAATACTAGCTTGACTAATTCTGCTAGTTTCGATATGCATCTTATTCCTAACGGTGATGCGCTAGACAATAAAGTAACTGCTGTAGTTAGAGAACTAGAACTACCGCCAGGTGAAACTTTTACGTTTGATTCAGAAAGGATAGTTCTAGAAGCAGGAGACAAAGTCAGCTTTGTAGCGGAGCCTGATATAGGTTCAGAACTAACTGATCTTGCAGCAACAGTGAGCTATTTGGAAGTATAAATGAGACTGCTTAAGGCACAGAATACAAATCTAAGATCTATAAATGGAAAGGGTGTAAAATATGACATCAACGACCAAGTAATTGTAGATAGCTCAAACGTGATGCTGATTCCAAAGGGAACAGAATCAGAACGTCCTGCTTCCCCAACAGACGGTCATATGCGATATAACACTGATGACAATCAGTTTGAATTCTTTGCAAACGGATC